ACAACCTGAACAACTTATTGTGATTATTGCTCCACCTAAAACTGGTAAGTCAACCTTGGCTTTGCAGATTGCCATCACAGCTCACCTACAGAATAAGCGCCCACTTTTTATTTCTTTTGAGATGAGTAACAAAGAACAACTCAGCCGTTACTATGCTATGCGAGCTAAGATTTCTCATAAGCGACTTATGACTGGTTCCCTTACTCCTGAAGAAGAGGCTCGGTTCTACACAATCTCTAGAGGTATTGAAGCCATGAAGGAAGAACTTTGGTTTTCAGGATCAGCTGAAGGTCAAACTGTCAGTGCCATTGCCAGCAAGATTCAAGCAAAGCAACCAGACATTGTGTTTATCGATGGAACATACTTGATGATTGATGAGCAGACAGGTGAATCAAACACTCCTCAAGCGATCACTAACATCACCCGTGCGCTCAAGCGTCTAGCTCAGAAAACTAAGCTTCCTATTGTTATCTCAACTCAGGTACTTACTTGGAAGATGAAGGGCGGAAACGTAAGCGCAGACTCTATCGGTTACTCTTCCTCTTTTCATCAGGATGCAGACGTTATCTTTGGTCTACAACGTGAGAGCGATAATGTTGACGATACCCGTCTACTGCGAGTAGTGGCTAGTCGTAATGGCGGACTTGTAGATGTTTCATTAGTATGGGATTGGGAAACTGGACAGTTTAGAGAGTTGGAGGCAGGAGACCTATGAAGTACATGACTTACGGTTTCTTTGCCAAGGAGTGGTCTGGAGAATGCGGTGCTTGCGGTACGGAGTTGTTCGCTCCCACACAGGGCGCCTACATCGTTAACCACAGCGCGCACACTCACTCAAATAAGTGCTTAGGTGGTTACTAATGACTTCAGAAGACATGGAAGACCTACTAGACCGTCTAGGTATTGAGGTTATTGGATCTCGCGGTTCAGAGGTTCAAGGAGCTTGCCCAGCTCATTTAGAACGCACAGGTCATGTTGACCACAACCCTTCTTGGTTTATTAACTCAGATACCGGTGCTCACATCTGCTTCAGCTGTGGCTTTAAGGGGGGCTTGTATTCTTTAATCAGTTACACACAGGGTATTGAATACGAGAAAGCGCGAGAGTGGATTGGCGCTGAAGATGATCTGATTGTTAAGTACGACCGAGCTGTACGAGAGAAGAAGAACGAACTTCCAGAGCAGACGATTATCACTGAATCAATGCTTGCCGCTTTTGTAGAGCCTCCAGAAGAGGCTTTGCTCTCTAGAGGTCTCACTCCATCTATGGCGCGGGAGTACGGTCTTCTATGGGATCGTTTGCGCGAGTCTTGGATTATCCCCGTAAGAGATGCTGTGACAGGTTCCTTGTGCGGTTGGCAGGAAAAGGGTTACAAGACTCGTCACTTCAATAACTACCCTAAGGGTATGAAGAAAAACGTTTCCTTATTCGGCTACCAGCAATACTCTGGCGGAGACATGATTGTTGTTGAGTCTCCCCTAGATGTCGTTAGATTGGCTTCAGTAGGCATTAGAGGCGGGGTAGCCACCTTTGGTTGCTCAGTGTCAACGCCTCAGATTAATGTCATTAGAGGGGCAGATAGGGTTATCTTTGCTATGGATAACGATGATGCCGGTAAGCAGTCCAACAAGGAACTATTAAACGCTTGTAAGTCCTATTGGTTTGAGGCATGGTTTTTTGACTATTCCCATACAGACTGCAAGGATATTGGCGGTATGAGTAAGTCGGAGATTTTGGATGGGCTTAGAAGTGCTAAGCACATGCTACATGGAGATAAGGCACTAGTGTGATTATTGGATTAACAGGGTATGCCCGCGCAGGCAAAGATACTGTCGCACAAGTACTTATTGAAAGCTATGGATTTGAACGCGTGGCTTTTGCGGATCCTATTCGTGAACTTCTTTTAGAGATGAATCCAATTTTAGAAGACGGATTTAGACTCAACGAAGTTATTAAAGAATTTGGTTGGGAAGTCGCTAAGGGTAAATCGGAAGTTAGGCGCCTACTACAATCTTTAGGATTGGGGGCTAGAAACGTTATTGACCCTGATATTTGGATAATCAAAGCTCTTCGTACCATGTCCGGTGAAGGGAACTACGTAATCACTGATGTGCGTTTTCAAAATGAAGCCGAAACTCTTACATCCCCTTTCAGAAAAGGTAAAGCGCAAATTTGGCGCATTGAGCGTCCAAATGTAACTGCTGTTAATGGGCATATTTCCGAGTCTGATCTAGACGGTTATCCTGTAGACGCCACTATTTACAACAACTCCAATATTGAAGACCTAGTAGCCACGGTTAAAGCCCGTATGGTAGGTTTACTTGCATGACTTTTACAGGGACGCTTCTCCCATATCAGCCTGAAGCCGTAGACCGCATGTGCGAAGAAGGCCGCATGCTGGTCGCCTACGATCTTGGTTTGGGTAAAACTGTTCTAACCATAGCTGCCATAGAAAGACTTATGGATGAGCAGAAAATTAAAGAGCCAGGTCTTATCATTTGTTTATCTTCCCTGAAATATCAGTGGGCTAATCAGATTGAGAAATTTACCGATGGTACTTCACGCGCTTTGGTTATTGACGGAACGCCAAAGAAAAGAGAGGAGCAGTACGCTGAAGCCCTTGATTGGCGAACCTCAAAAGTCGATTACATCATTCTTAATTACGAGCAGGTGGTTAATGATTGGGATCATGTCAAGAACCTTCCCCGGGGATTTGTAGTACTTGATGAAGCCACAGCTATCAAGTCTTTTAAGTCTAAGCGTTCTCGTTCTGTAAAGAAGTTGAGTAACGCTCCTTATCGATTTGCTCTTACCGGAACACCCATAGAAAACGGAAAGCCTGAAGAGCTGTACAGCATTATGGAGTTCGTAGAGCGACAGTTGCTAGGTCGCTTTGATATCTTTGACTCGACTTTTATTATCCGTAACAGCTGGGGCGGGGTTCAAGGGTATAGAAATCTTCCTACACTACATACCAAGATGAAATCTGCCTCTGTGCGTAAAGCTCAGAAGGATCCAGATGTAGCCCCTTACCTTCCAGAGGCTATCCATAACGATCCTGTAAAGATTGTTCTAGATAGAAAAGCTTCTAAGCTTTACTTTCGCATTGTCGATGACCTTCTAGAAGAACTAGACAATGCTCAAACTTTATTTGGCGGGTCATTTAATCTGATGGCTCACTATGGCTTTGAGAGCAAACAAGGTGGTCCAGAGGATGAGACCCGCGGGAGAATCATGTCCAAGGTGGGATGTCTTAAGATGCTCTGTTCCCATCCAGACTTACTCAGGATTAGTGCTGCAAAGTTTTCTGCAGTAGAAAAAAATGTGCTTTGGGAAGAAGAATACGAGGATGGCAGTACCACTCGTTTTAGTGAAATGATCCCAACACTAGGGACTAAAGGAGGATCTGCTTATGCCTATGATCTGGTTAGTACTGGCGCTCTTGACGGCATCAGTGGTTCACCTAAGCTGGAATACCTTATCCAGTATGTCAAAGACTTTCTTGAACAGGATGAAGCCAACAAAGTAGTTATATTTGCTACCTATGTAACCATGTTAGACATGATTGCCGAGGCTTTAGGATCAGAACAGTGTCGACTTTATTCAGGCAAACTAGACGCTAAAACCAAGGAGGATAACAAAATTGCTTTCAATACTGACTCAAGCGTTAGGGTTCTTATTTCTAGCGATGCTGGCGGGTACGGCGTTGATCTTCCCGCTGCAAATTTGCTCGTCAATTATGACCTTCCTTGGTCGTCCGGTACAGCCATCCAGCGTAACGGTCGAATCAAAAGAGCATCATCCACATGGCCAAGTATCGTAATTCAAGACATCATAATCTCTGGGTCTATCGAACAACGGCAATGGGAAGCCCTACAGCATAAGAGTGCTGTGGCTAGTGCGGTTATCGATGGTGAGGGTATCGATGAAGAAGGCGGGATTCCTATGACTATTGGCAGCTTAAAGCAGTTTTTGGAGCTTTCTAGCGTATAAAATAGGGGAATGCCTAACGCGCCTAAAACCCCTACGCGTACTATCCGCGTACCAGATGCCCTATGGTCTGACGTCCAGAAGAAGGCTGCCAAGAACGGCGTGACCGTTACCAGCGTAATCCTTAAAGCTTTGGAATCTTATCTCCAAGAGGTTGACAACTAACTAACCCCGTATTAGGTTCTGCCTATGGACCTAACAGAGATCAAGAAAACCGTACGCCAATACCTTTCCCTTAAAGGGGAGGTTGAACTTCTATCTAAGCGCCAGTCCGAGCTTAAGTCTCGGCTTACAAGCGTTTTAGAGTCCGACGGAGAAACAGATGCCAAGGGACATATCCGCCTTACAGTAGAAGATGAGCTGGCTGGAGAAGTTACTCTTACCAAGCAACGCAAGGTATCCAAGAGCCTAGACATGGAAGTTGCGGAAGCCCTACTTCAAAACCGCGGTATCAAGGATAAGTGCATTAAGATGGTTCCTACCCTAGACGAAGCGGCAATTATGGCGGCTTTCTATGAGGGAGACTTAACGGAAGAAGATATCGATACCATGTTCCCTGCAAAAGTAAGCTACGCATTCTTGGTGACCACCAAGTGACAAAGGTATTTGGGGTAGATGTAAGTTTAGACTTGCCTATCCTTCTTGTAGATGATGACTTTCTAGAGTATCTAGAAGAAGAAGACGTTTACGAAGATATTGATATCTCTGACTTTGAAAAGTATTTCGTTAAGTGGATGAAAGAAAATTGTGAATGACTGCTGATTTTATTGACTCTGCTTTTGCCGATCTTGATGAGTACTACCCAGGTAGTAAGCGTAAGCGCAAGGCTGTAGTAAAGAAAGAACCTGAAATAAAGCTTGATGCTACTTGGGATTCACGACCTTACAAAAAGCCTTTGCCTAACGGCACAGAGATTGATATGTTCACCATCGGGGCTTTAGCTCAAGCACTAGGACGACCAGTGATTACTGTGCGTGACTGGATTAAAAAGGGCTATTTGCCTCAATCCCCATACAGACTTCCTTCTAAAAAAAACATTAGAGGGGAAGACCATCAAGGCCGCAGGCTTTACTCCCGGGCTATGGTGGAGAAGTTGATCGAACTATTCGATAAGGCTGGCGTTTTACACACCAGTCGTATAGAGTGGCCTAACTACCGGCAATTAAGTAAAGAGATTGCCGAGGCATGGATGGAAATCCGTGCATCCGAAACCAAATAAATCAAGGAGAATAAAACTATGGCAGTAAATCGAGCAGAAGATTATCTTCCTACAGAAGATAAATTTGCAGGATCATCTATTGAAGATCGTCCAGCAGGTACACCGACAGTAGTCGCTTCAGAGGATAACTCTGGATGGGTTCAACCTAAGGAGTCCAAGCAAGGCTCTGGTGTATATGACAAAGAGTTTAAAGTTCAGGAAAATGTTTTCCAAGTAATTAAGTTCTTTGGAACAGGTCCTTTCTTCCGTTACAAGGAGCACTACATTCGCCAGATCACATCTGGTAAGCGCTCATTTATCTGCCCTACTTCGGTAGACGCATCTGCAAAGTGCCCTATTTGTGCAACCAATGTTGGCAAGGTTCCAGATGAGTGCAATTATCCTTCAGAAAAGTATGCGTTCACCGTACTTAATCTGAGCTGGCCTGAGGGCCCTAAGCGTCAACAATGGATTGTAGGCGGTCAGATCTACAACCTTCTTTTCCCATTAGAGCACGGTTCCACCGGACCTTTGTCTCGTAATTATTGGGCAATTAGCCGTACCGGTCCAGCAGGACTTCAGGCTAAGTACACCATCCAAGCTGTTAAAGGACGCGATCTTGCAGAAGATTGGCAACTAGATGAAGCAGTCGCTGAACGCGAAGTAGCAAAGGTGGTTCCTTTTACAGGTGCAGACATCCTTATGCCTACAAACGAACAGCTTCTCGAAGCAGCTTCATACCTTTAATCTGTTTCGTTAGGATTTGGGGAGTCTTTTGGCTCCCCATTTTCATTAAGGAGTTACGGTGAACATTATTACAACTAAAGAGCAACTCGATGAGATGGTTGCCTATTATTTAAAACAAGACGCCTTTGCTTATGACGTGGAAACCGTTGGAGATTATCGCGGTGTTCCAGCAGTCAATGAAGTTTTATGGATCAGCCTTTCAACCCATGGTCGCGGTGATGTTATCCCTATGGGTCACCCACATGGTGAGTTCGTATCCGAAGCGTATCCATTAACCCCTGCGGGTGAGACGCGGGTTGCTAAGGGTAAAGCCCCTACTGAGGCTGACTACTCACGCAATCAGAAACTAGCTATCAAGACTTTTACAGAAGCCCCAATTCAACTATTTCCAGCAGAAGTGTTTGCGGCGCTTAAGCCTTTAATGTTTAACGAGAACATCCTTACCATAGGTCATAACTTGGCTTTCGACCTTTCATCCGTGGCTAAGTACTACGGTGGAGAGGTCCCTTCCGGTCCTTACTTTGATACTTTGATGGCGTCTTTCCTTTATGACAATAAGAATAGAGGCAAGCTTGGCTTGGATGACTGCCTCGAACGGGAACTAGGGTTCAAGATGACCAAGGGTATTGGTCACAAGGTTGAGATCTATTCCTTCAGTGAGGTGGCTAAGTACGCTTACCTAGATGCTAAGTACACATTCCTCCTTTGGAAAGTCCTTGCCCCTAAAATAGAAGCCGCGGAAGTTCAGAAAGTAATGATGCTAGAGATGGATGTACTACGCGTTCTCTGCGACATGAAACTAACAGGGGCTCCTATCGATATTGAAGCTCTAAAGATTCTTGATGAAAAACTCAATGTGCAGGTAGAAGCCGCAAGGAGCGACGTTTACCGTATAGCTGGTCGAGTATTTAACATGAACTCCAATAATGAGAAGCAGTACATTCTTTACGGGCCGAAGGAAGAAGGGTGTCGAGGGCTCAAGACTAAAGTTCTGACCGGTAAAGGGGAGAAGAAGTCTCTAACACAAGGAGAGCAGGCTTTAGATTACAACGATTATTCTGTCTCAGCAGAGGCGTTGGATGATCTTCGTGATAAGGATGAATTGGTAAACGCTTTACTGCATTACTCTGATCTTAGTAAGTTACAGAGCACCTATGTAATTCCTTACTTGGGCGGAGAAGTAGTAAAGACCGTTAACGGTAAGTCTAAGATCGAAGAGCGCGAGAGTATGCTGGTCAACGGCAAACTCTACGGAGACTTCGTACAGTGGGGCGCTGAGACTGGTCGCTTCAGCTCTAGGAACCCTAACCTTCAGAACGTACCCGCTCCTGATAAAAAGCTAGACCCAGACCAAGATTATGGTACTTTGATTAGAAACCTTTTTGCGGCTCCAGAAGGTCATAAGCTGGTGGTAGCCGACTACTCACAGATCGAACCTAGAGTCCTAGCCTCTATGTCAGAAGACCCTATTCTTTTACAGACCTATAACACTCCCGGGGTTAAGGGGGATATCTATACCACTATCGGTGAGACTATGGGTGTAGACCGTAAGGCGGGTAAAGTTCTTGTTCTAGCCATGATGTACGGTGTAGGGCCAGACAAGATTGCTACTCAAATTCACTGTAGCGTTAAAGAGGCGAGGGGTCTGCTTTCTAGGTTCTCAGAGGAGTTTGAGAACGTGGAACGGTACAAGGCAAAGGTTATCGGTCTTTCTAGGAAACTTGGCTACATCACTACCATCATGAACCGTAGGCGCTATCTTCCAGACATTAACTCTAAGCAGATGGGCTTTAAATCCAGCGCAGAGCGTCAAGCTTTCAACACGCGTATTCAGGGTTCAGCTGCTGACATCATTAAACTTGCTATGATTAGGGCTTACGCAGGGTTACCTAAAGAGGCAAAGATGATCCTTACGGTTCACGATGAAATCGTAACCATAACTCCAGACCACTTAGTGGACGAGAGCTACAAGGCTATTCAAGATGCTATGGAAGGCATTAAGCTTCTTTCCGTTCCACTTATCGCAGACATCAAAGTAGTTCAAAAGTGGGGAGAAGCAAAATAATGGCTTGGTTTAATACTTTGTTTAACCATCCTGATAGAGGAGAAGACAAGGACAAAGACGCTGATGAAGTTTCTGTGCCTTCCTCTACTATCTTTCGTTGGTACCTGTACGACACAGCGATTAGTGATCACAAAGTAATTGCTGAGCTCATGGGGCTAACACCCATTAGCGAAGAGGGAGAGATTAAAGAGTTAGAGGATAGTGCGGAGAGACTTGAGAAGTTATCCTTCATCCTTCCATTCATCGATGCTATGGCTGACGTAAGTTCGAACTTCATGACTGCTGTCCACCTTACTGAGGCTAAGAAAAATAATGATGTGGAAGTAACTGACGAAGATACAGAAGCTATGCTGAGTGTTTACCGTCTAGTTGCGCTGTCCACCTTGGTAGGTTCTTTATCGATTGCCTTGACACTTGGCTTAGTACAACCAAGTGGTGTATTCTCAGAGCACTATGACGATGGAGGATCACTAGATGAGTAACTCTAACTGGTGGGCTAATAAATTAGGTCAACAACAACCTCAAACTCAAGCTCCTAGATATGTAGCACCACAACCCGCTACTTATGTACAACCACAACAGCCTCAATATCCACCAAGTCAGCAAGCCACACCCCAAGCGCCACGTTGCCCTGGCTGTGGTAGCAGTAACTATGGTGGCGCCACTCCTGAAAGTCGTCCTCGTTGTTACGACTGCGGTTACCCCATCCAACAATCTGGTTCGGGAGCAGGTAAAGGAATTACTGGCGGACCATCAGCCTCCGGTCCAGCAACCCCAGCTCGTCAAGTAGACGCTGGTGGTTGGAACCCAACTACAATCATTGGACACATTTAATGGCATTAACAGGTGAACTAGCAAAAGTATTTAGCGCAATCAATAAGAAGATGGGCGCTGACACTATTGTTCTTGGGTCAGAGATCACAGAGACTGGTGGACGATTTACCACTGGTTCTGTTGCCGTAGACGTTGCCCTAGGCGGGGGCTGGCCTGTCAATCAATGGCATGAGATCATTGGAGAAGCTTCCAATGGTAAGACTGCTCTAGCTCTAAAGACTATAGCCGCTAACCAAAAGCGGGATCCAGAGTTCACCACCGTGTGGGTAGCTGCTGAGGAATGGGTATCAGAGTACGCAGAGATGTGCGGAGTAGATACCTCAAGAGTTTACATTGTGGCTACAAACATCATGGAGGAAGCCTATGAAGCAATTATTCAAATTACGGAATCTAAAGCTGTTGACTGTATTGTTATTGACTCTTTGCCTGCTCTTGTTCCCGTATCCGAAGATGAAAAAGAGATGGAAGAATCGACGGTCGGACGCTCAGCATTAATGACCAATAAGTTTTTCCGTAAGGTCGGAAAGGCTTCTAAGCGGTCTTTAACCAGCCCAGAACGCCCTTTCATTGGTCTAATGATTAACCAATGGCGTTCCAAGATTGGTGTTATGTACGGTGATCCTCGCACTACCCCGGGAGGTCTAGGTAAGGATTATGCCTTCTTTACCCGCATTGAGGTTAAGCGCGATGATTGGCTAGAAGAGGGTACGGGGCAAGATAAGCGCCGTATTGGTCAGACTATCAAAGTTCGCGTACTGAAGAATAAGTCAGCCCCACCTACTCAGGTAGCGGTTGTTGACTTCTACTTCTCGGGTGCTATGGCTGGTGAGTTTGACTTTGCAAAGGAGATTGTTGCCATCGGAAAGATGAATAAAGTCATTGAACGCGCCGGTGCTTACTATCGGTATGACGGTAGACAATGGCAAGGTGAAGACGCTATACTAGCTTCCATACGAGAAGAGCTTGACTTGAAAGAAACCCTTGAACGGGACGTTTTAGATTCAATTAAGGCTGGGTCTAAGCACGTTAATGAAGAGTAAGGGTCAGAAAGAGTCTCAGAAGCACGAGGCACGGTTAGCAAAAGTATTTGATGGTAAGCGTACAGCTGCCAGCGGTGCTTTCTGGAACCGTAAAGGTGATGTCAGAACACGCGATTACTTGATCGAACATAAGTGGACTGGCAAAGCCTCCTTTACCCTCAAAGCAGCGGTTCTGGAGAAGATTGTCAAGGAAGCCATTCTTGAAAGTCGTACACCTATCCTTGGTTTTAGTTTGAATAATGAAAATTATTGTATTCTTACTGAGGACGATCTCCTAGAACTTCTCCAAACTCTTCAGGAGATCACTTGTACGACGATGACCTCGGACCAGAACCTTGGCGATACCGCGCAAAATGTCGCGGATTAGATACAGAACTTTGGTATCCCCCAAGAGATAAGAATCAATACAAAGACGTAGCATCCATCTCAAAATCTATTTGTATGGGCAAAGATGGTTATCCAGAATGTCCTGTACGCAAAGAGTGTTTGCTGTATGCCGATGCTAATGACGATACTCATGGTATTTGGGGGGGTATGAGTCATCGTGAGCGTAACGCGCTTAAACGTAAAGCTGCTAAAGCAGGACTCACCCTTGAGGAATGGGTAAACACTCGCAAGTGGTGATAGGGTGTGCCTATGGCAAAAGCACCCAAATTATCTGGAAACTTTAAAAGTTTCGTAGACGCTAGCAAGAAACCTACTCGTGTACTAGGAGCATTGGAACGTCATGCCCTTTCTATTCCTGACGATGTGCGTAGCCACACAGTCTTGCATCCTTCTGACATGGTTAGCGCCGATTGGTGCTACCGCGCTTCCTATTTTCATCTTTTAGGGGAAAAGCCAGTAAAGAAAGAAGCCAGTTTCAAGCTTCGTTCTGTGTTTCTACAAGGTCATGCGATTCATGAGAAGTACCAAAACTGGTTTAGAGACATGGGTGTTCTTTACGGTAAGTGGTACTGCGATCATTGCGGTTGGATAGATGAATTAACTTTATCCTCAGAGTTAAAACATGAAAAAGATTGCCGTGGTACCTATGAGTACCGCGAAGTCCCTATTAACTATGAGCCACTTCGTATTGGTGGTAAAGCTGACGGCTGGATCGTAGGTCTTGGCGAACCTCTGATGCTAGAGGTTAAGTCCATTGGCCCGGGAACCTTTAGCTGGGAAGATCGTTCCGGTTATCGTGAGCTCGATTATAACTTTGAGAAGGCTTGGGACGCTTTAAGCTCACCATTTGCTAAGCACGTTACTCAAGTTCAGTTGTACATGAAAGTTGCTGAGTTGATTAGTCAGTACGACGGTAGTTATAAGAACTCCCCACAAGAAGCCGTACTTATTTATGAAAACAAGTCTAATCAAGATGTTAAAGAGTTCGTGGTGCGCAAGAGTGATTTTGCTATTGCACACTTACTTGAAGCTGCAAAGATGATTGTCGATGCGGTGAAGGTAAGAACACCACCAGCGTGTAATATAAGCCCAAACGGTTGTCCTAGATGCAAGGGGTATACAGATGGTAATTGAACTTCGCAAAGCAGAGGCTAGTGACAGAGCCATCGCTACATTAAAGTCGCAGGGTCTAACCTTGAATGAAGGTTTTTCCTATGATGCCCCAGTCCTCCCACCTGATGTTACATCCATGGTGGATGAAGACCTTATGGATCTGTACGCAAAGTACGTAGCCTACCTAGAGTTCATTAACTTACAGGTGTGGTGTGCTAACACAGATAAGGCTGAGGCTGAGAAGGACATGTCCCTAACTAGGGCTAGAAAAAAATTATCACTCAAAGCTTCTGGTGTAGCAGTAGCCTTAATTGATGCAGAGATTGAGGTAGACAAGGAGTACAGAACTAAGGCAGATAAGTACCAAGAGCTGGCTAACTACCACGGTTTGATCGAGATGATGTCTGACCGTCTATCCAAGGACATTTCATTTATTAACCGTGAAATTACTCGTCGAGTAAATATTAACAAGGCAACTGGTCGTTCTACTTGGATGACCCCTTGAAATCATTTAATGGCGGGTTAGACCTGTCTGATGATGCCCCTGTGTACATGGGAATAGACCAATCGTATAGCGGGTTCGGTATTACTTTACTTCGCGGGACTGACTACTACACCACTGTGTATAAATCCGAGTTTCGTGGCGTAGATCGTTTGCGGGACATACAAGCTCACCTTATGGAGCGTCTAGTTCAGCACCACATCCAAGATGTAGCCATAGAAGGTTACGCGTTCGGTTCCCAGATGGCTAATATGCTGGGAGAACTTGGCGGTATGGTGAAGCTAACCCTCCTTGACTTTGGACTTTATCCCTTGATCGTTCCACCTACTAACCTTAAGAAGTACGTGACCGGTAAAGGCAATGGTATTTCCAAAGCTCAGATGCTATTGTTCGTATACAAAAAATGGGGAGCGGAGTTTACAGATGACAATGCTGCCGATTCTTACTCACTGGCTAGGTTAGTCTCGGGACAGCATGACCTAGCCTATGAGAAAGAAATGTACGACAAACTACAAGACCCAAAGTTTAGGGAAAGATAATGCCTAATTACGATTTCAAGTGCTCCAAGTGCGGAGGGTTTCAAGAGATTTACAAGTCTTTTGGAGACGATAGCCTTCCAGTATGTTGCGGACAATCGATGGATAAAATCTTTACCGTTCCAGGCGGTATTCATTTCAAAGGCGGAGGCTGGGGAGGCCAAGGATGAGTAAGACACAAGACAAGAAGGCACAGCGCATTGCCGATGCTCAGGAGTTCGTAGCAGAGCGCCGTAAGATGCAGCTTGAGATCTTAGAACAGAACTATGAAGCTGGGGTTCGTATTTATGAGGCTCAGAAGGACAAGCTTTCACCAGAAGAAATTGAGCAAATCGAGGCTATGAAAGCAGAGCAACGAGCTGCATTGGATAAGCTGCGTGAGCAGATCAATCCGGGAGCTTAAGCCAGATTACACGGGCACCATGGACTATGCAGATCAAGTACTCCATGAGTGCCCAAAGTGTGAAAGTAACCTTTGGTTACTAAAGGTATCCTTTGATGACTATGAGATTTCTCAGTACCTCCTGCCCATGGAGTGTGCAATTTGTGGCAGTTACGCCACGGCTCCTACGCCACTTGATAGACCATGACATGTAGTATTGAGGGCTGCACAACTTCTATAAAAGCTCGAAATATGTGCAACACTCATTATCACGCTTGGTGGGTTCTTCAACCAAAAGAACTTCGTAATCCCAAAAATGGAAGACCTAAAAAAAATAATGTTTCTTATTGGGGTATGCACAGTCGTTTAAAAATGAATAAGGGTTCTGCCTCAGACCATGCTTGTATAGACTGCGGTTCTCAAGCAAATGATTGGACTTGGGTTGGAACTTGCCCAGACACTTTTTATGGGACTGCTAAGTCGGGTAGACCTAGCCTTAACCCGTATTGCCTTCATTTTGAGCACTATGAGCCTAGGTGCACAGCCTGCCACATGCTATTTGACAAGGTTTCATCCAGACCTAAAGAGGACTAGCCCTCATAATTTATACCGCGGGACCACTACTAATCGTAAACCGAGGTATACAACATGTCAGAAGCAACAAAAGATGACGACGTTTTACGCGTCAAAGCCAGTTCTAACCCACAATCCGTAGCATCAGCGATCGCCCACTCCATCTATGAAACCCACACCTGTAAGGTTCGTGCGGTAGGTGCGGGTGCGGTAAATCAGGCTGTTAAAGCCATTGCCATTGCTAGTGGGTACACAGCCCCACGCGGTCTAAGACTTGCCGTGATCCCGGGCTTTACCACTATCGATAGCAGAGAGGGCGAAATCAGCGCCATTGTCCTCACAGTAATCATCATTTAGGCAGTATTTACCCCCTAAGTGCCGTACATTTATTTAAACCCCTTTGCAAAGGAAAACTAATGGAAAAAGCTAAAAGCGATAAGCACATTGCACCAGCTTCGGCTAAGGTGTCAAGCGTAAAGTTCGACAACGCTTCTGCTGCCCCTTCTGCCAACACTAAGCTGGAGAAGAAGAAAGGCGCACAAGCCGGCGACCCAACAATCAAAAACCGCGGAACCCGCTCAAATGTCAAGGCAACAAGCGGAGCTCGTTACGGTGTTAAGGTCAAGTTCCAGAAGAGCGTCGCACCGGAAGCAGGCGCTACTCAAGGCAACGGTCGTCTTCTACCTTCAGTTATGG